TAAACATCCGCACCACAACCTTTGTGAACAGACCTTTCTACAGCTACAATATGCTGTAAATTTACGAGAATAGGGTCAAAAGTAGGGTCATCATTTACTGATACCTTTACCCTATGCAATTCAATAAAATGTTCCATACAATAATTATTTTTAGTTTGACGCTACAAAAGTAGCAATTATTTCCCAAGGTTGGTACGACCAACAGCGAGAAAGTTCGTAGCGGTTCGCAACCGCCTTGGGAAGCATTTAAAAACCTTTTAAACCCTATTTAAAATGAATGTAGAAGTACACTTACAACGTATCCGCAAAGGAAAAATAAGCTCCTCTCTTGTAGGGGTTGTCCCCGACCTTGAAGTAGAAAGCTATGAAGAGGCATTAAAGCACCCCGAAGTGCGAGAGATGATTATCCAAGCTTATGGCAAGCACTTTCAGCTAACAATGTACAGCTTCAAAGGTAGAAACTTAGAAGTAACAGAAGTAGAAATCACAAAATCAAAAGCAATATGAAAGTAAAAACCATTTATCTCCTTAGCAACAATTTCAATATCATTGGCAAGGAAATACGCACTACCTTTTTAGGAGTAACCATAAAGCGAGAACGCTTTTACTACCCAAAAGCTATGAAATATCAATGTTAATACTCATACGCTATTTATTTTTTAACACCTCCCCAGTGTGGCTATGAGCCACAGCCCAGCGCAGCGGTTCGCAACCGCACTGGGGAACAAGTCTAACGACAAAATATAAACCGATGTTTGAATATATAGATAACATATTATGCGTATCGGCTTCGTGGTTATACGGAGAGGGCGAGATAATGTCTAAAAACAACTATGACAAACTTGTCCAACGTAAAAACCTCAAAAAACTCAATACAGGAGGCAACGGGCGTACCGCTTGGGTAGTATTCAATTCACTGCCCGAACGTTTCAAAGATAAGATAACCTCACAATGCGACCCTTACGAGCGCACTAAACACATCCTCTTTGAAGACTACATCACCCCCGACCACTATGCTGAGAACTTCTTTGCTACCTATACCGTTGAAGGCGATGAAGGCGAACAAACCTCTATCCCCGAAGACAGACGAAAAGAGTACACACACAACGCTATGATACTCTCTGCCTGCTACTTCATTGCTACCAACGTAGTAGTACGCAAAAAGTTCGGTAATAAGCAAGTGTGGGACAATATGGCAAGCGTAGTAGCACAACTCCCTCGCCATACCTACAAACATAAGCTGCCTACCAACCCCCGCGACCTCAAAGCCAAAGCCCTTGCCTTCAAAGGCGTAAAAACCTCTAAACGCTACCCTGTAGCAGGTTATGAGGGGCTTATACACAGCGGATACCTCAATAAAACTGCCGCTAAACTCACGGGAGTAGCCGCCGAATGGACACTCGCCCGTTGGTGCAACCAAGTAAATAAATGTGCAAGTCTCACTCAATTACACGCCGAGTATAACGATAAAGCTACCGCCGAAGGGTGGAAACTCATTAAGGACGAAAAAACGTTTTACAACTACCTATACGATGAGGAAATACAGCCCCTATGGTGGGGACATCGTTACGGAGAGCTCGCCTACAAAGAAAAGTACGGCTTCCAACACAAAACCAAACTGCCTACAATGCGCGACAGCCTATGGTACAGCGATGGTACAAAACTCAACTACTATTATTTAGACGAAAACGGCAAAATGGCTACCTGCCAAGTATATGAAGTAATAGATGCCTATAGCGAAGTACTTTTAGGGTATTACATAGGCCCTAAAGAAGACTATGTAGCCCAATACAATGCCTACAAAATGGCAGTGCAAACGGCAGGCTATCGCCCTTACCAAATAGCGCACGATAACCAAGGCGGACATAAGAAACTCACCTCTGGCGACTTCCTTACTAAGATAGCACAAGTACAAACAGCCACTAAGCCTTACAATGGTAAGTCAAAAACCATTGAGAGTGTATTCGGCAGGTTGCAAAGTCAGTTCCTTAAGCGTGATTGGTTCTTTTCAGGTATGAATATCACTACCAAAAAAGACGAGAGTAAAGCCAATATGGAGTATATACTTGCCAATCAAAAGAGCCTCCCAACACTTGATGAGGTAAAAGAACGTTACTTGCAACGCAGGCGTGAGTGGAACGAAGCCCCCCACCCCAAAACAGGCAAACCACGCATACAAATGTACTACGAAAGCTATAACCCCGATACTAAAAAAGTAGAAATGTGGGATATGATTTCCCTCTTTTGGATCACCCGCAAAGAGCCCATCACTTGCGATGCTTCGGGTATTAGCTTCACCGAAAAGAAACAAAAATACAGCTATATGGTCTACCGTTCAGACGGCTTGCCCGATGTCGATTGGTTAGAAAAGAATATAGGCAAAAAATTCGTAGTGAAGTTTGACCCCGATAATGTAGACCTTATATACCTTTACGAAGACACCCCATTAGGGCTAAAAATGGTAACAGGTGCCGAAATTAAGAAAGAAGTACACCGCAATATACAAGAGCAAGACGACTTTGAAGCTGCCTACTTCAAACAAGTACAAAGCCTCACCGATGAGAAACGCATCAGCCGTCGCGACACTACCGAAGAGTTGTTAGAAAAATTCGGTATGAGTGCTCACCAACAAGGCTTAAGCCTCCCCGCCGTCAAAGGAGTAGAAAGCCGTAGAAAGAACAGAAAACTCACCACTGCCGATACCTTTGGCAGCTACCAAAAAGCCCTTTCTAATACCATTTGGGACGATGAGCAATGGGAAGCCCTCGAAAGCACCCCCATAACCATCAGCAATATACTATAATCATTAATAAATAAACATTGATAAAATGAACACACAAGAAAAACAACAAATCGCCCAAGCCCTCAACGATTTTTGCAACCGCAAAGGCAACCAAAACAAAGCCGCTAATGTTCTCAAAGGCGTATCAGCTGCCACTGTTACCCAAGTACTTAAAGGCAATTGGGACAGTATAGCCGACAAAATGTGGCGAAACATCAAAGCCCAAATATTCGCCAAAGAAGACTGGGTGTGTGTAGAGACAGCTGCTTACCAAACCCTTACCGCCCTTATCAGCGATGCCCAAGAGAACAGCCAAGTATATGCTATCATCGCTCCTGCAGGTAGTGGAAAAACCAAAACAATGCAGCTTTACGAAAAAGAAAACCCCAACGCCTATATGGTACAGTGCAATGAGTTCTGGAATAAAAAAGCCTTTATGGGCGAACTCCTTGCAGCAATGGGGCGCGACAGCAGCGGGCTCACTGTAAACGAAATGGTAAACGAAGCCGTACGCGTGCTAAAATCTACTGAAACCCCAGTAATCCTATTAGACGAGTTCGACAAAGTAAACGACCAAGTATTATACTTCTTTATCACCCTATACAACCTCTTAGAAGAGCATTGCGGTATTGTAATGTGCGCTACCGATTTCCTCGAAAAACGTATCAAACGAGGGCTCAAACTCAATAAAAAAGGTTATAAAGAAATATACAGCCGTATAGGGCGTAATTTCATAGAAGTAAACGCCATTACCCAAGCCGACTGCATACAAATATGCACCGCTAATGGCATCACCACAAAAACCGATATAAAAGCTGTATGGGCAGACTGCGAAGGCGACCTTCGCCGTGTAAAGCGCAAAGTACACGCCCTCAAACTCGCCCACCTCGAAGCCACTAACGACTAACATCTAACAACTGACACCTAAAAATGGCACAAGCATACACCCCCAAGCAGATACTCAACAAAAAGTTCAAACTCCTATCCTTTGACGGGCAATGGAAAGACTTTGTAGGCTGTCCCGACCGCGCTTTCTCTGCCATCGTATGGGGAGGCTCCTCCAGCGGCAAATCGTCCTTAGCAATGCAATGGGCACGCTATCTTACCCAGTTCGGCAAAGTAGCCTACAACTCCTTAGAGGAAGGCGTATCGCACACCGTGCAAATGAATATGGAGCGCAACTATATGGACGGCGTAGAGGGCAAGTTCCTACTTTTAGACAACGAACCCCTACCCGAACTCATCGAGCGAATGAGCAAACACAAGTCCCCCGATTTCCTCATTATAGACTCCGTACAGTACCTGCGTGTAGATAAAGAAGATTATAAAAAACTCAAACGGCTAATGAAAGAACGCAACAAAGCACTTATACTCATTAGCCAAGCCACAGGCAAAGAACCCAAAGGCGAGCTCGCCGACTTTGCCCGTTACGATGTAGATATGAAAATACGCGTAGAAGGATACAAAGCCTTTGCCGAAGGAAGACTTAACGGAGGCGGACAACCCTTTGTAATATACCCCAAAAAAGCCGCCGAATATTGGGGAGATGTAGACAACTGATAATTCAAAATTCAAACAATATGCAACCCTTTTCATTCACCCTCGCCCAGCATTTAGAGCTCACCTACCTTGAGTACGAAGCCCTACGCCAGTACTATTTTGAAAAATGGTGCAAACTTATAGTCCGTAGCCAACCTTTAAAATGCTTTATCACCAACGATTACCTGCTGAATTGGTACGCCGAGCAGTGGTATATACAAGTAGAACGCCCCATAGAGCAACTTTACAGCGATGCCCTATCCTTATACACCCCCGAAGATATACACCTACTCATACTCATTTATGCCGAGAACATCCTGCAATACTATCCCAGTATATTACTCAAAAAGATAACTGCCCGTGCGGCTCGAAGCGAACACCAAGCGAAGATAAACCGAAGATAAACCGAACACAAGATGAGATTAGAACCTAACGAAATCAGCGATTACGACTACATCAACCGCAAGCTCAGAGAGCACGCACAAGAGCTGCTCAAAACCGCCAAAAAACAAAAACGCCCCATTCGCTATCTACCTCAAGGCATTAGCGGCAATAATGTAACTTGGTGGGCAGACCTCAAAAAATACGGCAAACTAATACAAAAAAACAATGAATAGTAGATTTTTAGCATACACAGAAGCCCTTGCCCTCGACACTTTTTTACAAGTGCTTACCTTCGAGCAACGGCTTGCCACCTGCCAATACCGCGCAGGTAAAACCGACAAAGTACCCGCCTTAGTGCAGAAGTTACAAGACTGGACAGAGCGAAAGCGCTGGCAACCCCCAGCCTTTCGCTACGAGCCCGAAACCCTTGAACTCCTATGGCAAGACAGCACCGCCCAATGGCTACCCTTAGCCGTACACCCCCTATACCAAGCCGAAGTAAATGGAAAATAACAAAGTAATCAATTAAAAATCATATAAAAATGGCAACAAGAACCAAAAAAATCGTACAAACAGGTGTTACCAAAGAACAAATGGAAACCTCATTTTCATACTATGCCAAGGCAGAAGCCGAAATCGCCAAAATCAATGCTACTATTGATGTAGAAGTAACCAAAATACGCGACAAGTACGCCGACAAAATCACTAATTTGCAGCAAATCAAAGATGACAACTTCGATGTACTACAAGCCTACGCCCTCGAGAACCGCGACACCCTTTTCACCAAGAAAAAGTCTCTCGACAGCCTTCACGGAACTATCGGCTTCCGCACAGGCACGCCAAAACTCAAAACTCTCAAAGGCTTCACTTGGGGAGCTGTTACCAACCTCCTCAAAGAGTTTCTACCCCAGTACGTACGCCTCACCGAAGAGCCTGCTAAAGATAAGCTTCTTGCTGACCGTGAAGACGAGCAAATAGCCACCCTCTTCCCAAAAGTAGGTATATCAGTCGTGCAAGACGAAACCTTCTTTGTCGAAGTCAAAAAAGAAGCCGAATAAACTTTTAGCTATCTCGGTAGCTAAAAGAAGCTCCTCCGCCCTTAGTTCGGTCGCTGGCACTAAGGGGACGCCCATAGGAGATCCACTAAGGCGAGGAGCTATTTTTAAACAACGTTTAAACACCATTTAAAATGAAAAAAGCACTTATATTTTTAGGACTATCATTACTATTTTTCTCTTGTGGAAAAAAGAACAATGAACAAACAAACAAAACAGAAGTCATTACAGGGTTTGTAGTAGACAAAGAAATGATAACAGCCCATACAACCTTCCACTTTGTTGGAAAAGTACGCACAAGCACCTATCACCCCGCAAAATATTATATGTATGTTGCCAACAAAGAAGGTACTAATAAAATAACAATATACGAAAACGACTACAAAGAGTATAACGTAGGTGACTATGTAAAAGTAACAGTTAAAAATGAATAATATGCCCACAATAAAACCCCATCAGATTCGTATCCTCCAAACCCTTTTAGGCAAACGCTTTAAGGACAGAGAAACCCGCCTGCACTTTGTATGCAGCTTTATAGGGCGAGAACTACCCAGTACCAAGAACCTCACCGAAGACGAGTTTTTCACCATAGCCCAGCACCTTGGTTACCATTTCGAGATGCACGCCTATTTTGATGCCCAAAACAAGCAACACCTAAAGCTATTATCCCTATGCCACGAACTCGGCTGGCGAGACGAAGCCAACCCCAAATACGCCGACATCAAACGCCTTGGCAAATGGTTTTGTAGTAGCAAAAACCCATTCAAAAAACCCCTCCAAAATCTCACCCCCAGTGAGGTCGGCAAGGTCAATAAAATTTTTGAAAAAATGCTCACCCAACGCTATGAAAGAAGTTAGAAAATTAGCAAATGAGAAAATTAGCAAATTAATTGCCTGTGCGGCTCACACCTGCCCCCACAAGCATAAAGAGCTCCGCACCCTTGCCCACTACTGTACCGTAGAAGTAACCGCCCTATTCTGCAAAGACTGTGGCGCGCAACTCACCAAAGAAGAGTGGAATGTATAAACAAGTAAATTACTAAAACAATTACAATATGAATGACAAAATAAAAGAAAAAATCACAAAAGTCTATGAACTTGTAAAACGAGGCGTAGCAGGAGAGCAGCAATCGGCAGAAAAAATGCTAAAAAAACTACTTGAGAAGTACAACATTTCAGAAGACGAACTTAATAGTATAGACGAAAAAAAATACTACTTCAAGTATGCTTCTAACTTAGATGAGTGGTTATTTATACAACTAATCGAATACTTTTTCAAAGAGAAAAATTATAAACTCTATCGCATTAAAGGTATTGGTGTAAAAGAGATAGAAATACAGATGCCCTACTTAGATTGGGTAACATTAGATAGTGCTTATGGCTATTTCAAACCACATCTAAACCAGCAATGGCGTAAACACGGCTTACCTGTAGTGAACCGCTGTCGAACTACTAAAACTAAAAATAAACGCCGTGAGGCAATGCAAAAAACCTTTTTTAGTTTGTATATAATTCGTTCTGGTATCTATCACCCAAAACAAAAAAAATCAAAATCTCTTACCGAAGAGGAAATGAAAAGATATACTATCCTTCACGGAGTTGAAGGCGGTAAATACAACCAACAAGTAACTACTGGTCTATATTTAGAATAACCCTTTAAACACCATTAAAAATGAATAAAGAAAATTACCCCACTTGGCTTGTGTCCCCCGACATCGCCAAAGAGCTCAAAGAAATAGGGTTTGACACCCCCTGCTATTGCTATATAGCTCTTGCTATCAGCGGCAAAGGTTACCAATGTATAGAAATAGGTGATAGGATACACAACGAAGTCTATAATAGTATTGAATTAAGAGATATAAAACGTATCAATTACAACAAACAGAAAGGTTGTATCTCCCTTCCCTCTTGGACAGAAGCTCTCGCTTGGTTCAGAGCAAAAGGATACTATGGCAACCTTGAAGCCACTAGCAAATTCACTTCAGTATACATCTTTTACCCCGAATTAGACAACGGAGAATTTTGGGAGTTTGACAGCAAAGAAACCTACGAAGAAGCCCGCGAAGCCCTTTTACTTAAATTAATAGACCTCTATAAAACAGCAAACCAATGAAAATCGCCCTTACCTTATCACGAGACCAAGCCGAAGTACTTGCCCGCGCCACCTTCATAGGGCAACCCCTATTCAACAACCGTGAGCAACGTGTACTTTACAGCATAATGCGAGAAGTAACCATAAAAGTAACTCGCTTTTATATGAGCTTCACCGCACAAAAACAACGCAGGTTTTGGCTCAAACTATACGAAGCCGATATGTTAGAAAAGTTCTTAGGGTACATCCTTACAATGGAACACTACGGACAATACGAACGTCAAACACTGTTACAAATAACATATGAAATTAACGAACAATTAGCCTAATGGAAACAACCTATATTTTTAAATCGAAAAACACCAGTATTGAGTTTTTGTTTAAATATGATTTAGAAGGCAACCTAACTGATTTACAAAGCACGGGTGGGCCTCCCACAAAAGAACAGTGGCATTGGCTTATGCGCTTTTTTCCCTATAGCGAAGAGCGCATTAAGATATTAGCAAGCGACACAAATCTCCGAATAACTTTAAGCATTGAGAAAATACCTGCCTCTGTAACTTTTGAAGACTTTTGGAATAAGTATGGCAAAATCGGCACTAAGTCAGTGGCCAAAAAGAAGTTCGACAAGCTCAAACCCGAAGAGGTCATCAAAGCCTTCATAGGCATAGAGAAGGAGCGCAGCAAAAAGAAACTTGACAACACCGCAATGCCCTACGCCGAGACCTACCTAAACCAAAAACGATGGGAGGTGTGAGCCACACGGACAACAAGCAATAAAAAACGAGCCACAACACCCCACAATTTTTTTTTTTATTGTCTCTTTCCCTCTACTTAT